TTCCCTACACGACGCTCTTCCGATCTAAACGTTGACTTTCGACGGTTGGCTGGAAGCCCAGCCCGAGAACGTTAAGAACCTGTTGGATGTCCACACGAAAGGTTTGAGCAGTGCATTAAAATCTGAGCGAGAGAATCGCAAGGATTTAGAGAAGCAACTGCGTGACCTGGCAAAGAAGGCCGAGGCTGGAAGCGATGCCGAAGCACAACTGACCGCCATGGCAGACCAACAGGCAACCGCCAGCCGCCGCGCCGATTTCTACGAGAGCGCACACCGGGAAGGTGTGACCAATCTCAAATTGGCATTCACGGTGGCGGCGCAGGACGACCTGTTCAACAAAAAGGGCGAAGCGGACTTCGGCGAGATGAAGAAGTCCTACCCCGAATTGTTTGGAACGGCCGCCGGTGCAAATGCAAATGCAGGGAACGGGACGAAGGTCCCGCCCGTGCAAAAGAAATCCATGAATGACTTCATTCGCCAGGCGAGTGGTCATAAAACATAAGGAGTAAAAAATGCCATTCAATTCACAGATCAGCCGCACGGATGCGGCAGCGCTTATCCCCGAGGACGTGAGCGCAGAGATCCTTTCCAACCTGCCAACCATGAACCCGATCCTTGAGTTGGCGCGCAAACTTCCGAACATGAGCCGGGCGCAGCGACGCCTGCCCGTGATGGGTTCATTCGCCACGGCATACTTCGTCGCAGGCGATACGGGCTTGAAGCAGACCAGCGACGTGACCTGGGAAAACAAGTACATTGACGCTGAAGAACTGGCCGTCATTGTGCCGATCCCCGAGGCCGTGCTGGACGATGCGGACTTCGACATCTGGGGCCAGGTGCGCCCGGAGATCGAGCGCGCTTTGAGCCGCGCATTGACCGCGGCCGTGCTATACGGCACGAACATCCCCGCCAGTTGGACAACCAACCTGGGCGCGGCCGGACTTGTGGCGGTTTCCACCACCGCCAGCCATACGATCAGCGGCGCGGCCTACTCGGATTATTACGAAGCCATCCTGGGCGAAAAAGCCAATGGCGACGATGGCCTGTTCATGCTGGTGGAAGCCGATGGCTTCATGGTGACAGGGTCCATCGCGCACATGAGTATGCGCGGCAAACTGCGCAACGTGCGCGCCACCGAAGGCGAGTTGATCTTCAAGACCAATATGCAGGACCCGACCCAATACGAGCTGGACGGGACGCCGATCTTCTTCCCGACCGATGGCTCCATCACTGCGGCTTCGTCCCTGCTGATCTCCGGTCAATGGGATCAGTTGGTGTATGCCATGCGTCAGGACATCACCTACAAGCTGCTTGACCAGGCCGTGATCCAGGACCAGGCAGGCAATATCGTCTACAACCTGGCGCAACAGGACATGATTGCCCTGCGTGCCGTGATGCGCATCGGTTTTGCCCTGCCCAATCCGCCCACCCGCATGAACGAAACGGATGCCACCCGCTTCCCGTTCGCGGTCATGACCGCATAGGAGGATGACATGGGACTCTATCCAAGAAATCTGAATGAGTACGTGGCGGGCATGGGGATCCCGCGCGGGCCAAAATCGAAAGTGTTTTTGGTTGACCCGGTGAACGGGGCGACTGGAAACACAGGCACAACCTGGGCATCCCCGCTGAAGACGCTGGAAGCGGCCTATGCTTTGACCACCGCCAACCAGCATGATGTGGTGCTGTTCCTGGCAGGCGCAACGGCGGATAACCCTGCCGCGACGATTGACTGGGCGAACAGTTACACCCACCTGATCGGCGTTGGTTCCGAGGTCTACGGTGTGGGCCAGCGGTCGCGTGTGGTCTGGCAAGCGGCAGTCGCACATCTGGGAATCACATTCTCGGGCAACGGCTGCATCGTCAAGAACATGCAGTTCAACAACGAACACGCCAGCGGCACGGCCATTGGCGTGGCGCTGGTGACTGGCGCGCGCAACTATTTCGAGAAGGTGTTCTTCATGTGTCCGACCAGCACGGACGCCGCATCCTATTCTCTTAAGATCAGCGACGGCGGCGAGAACGTTTTCAAGGACTGCACCATCGGCCAGCATACGCTGGTGCGTGGCTACGCTTCGCACGGACTGTGGATGATCAAAGGCGCAGTTGGGGCCAACCCGACCCGCAATAAGTTTATCCATTGCGAATTCCTGAGCTGGTCAACTGTAACTACACATGCACTGGTGACGATTGCCAGCGACATTGATATGGAAGCGTTCACGGTCCAATTCGAGGATTGCCTATTCTCGAACATCATTGGCGGCTCGGGCACCCTTGCTCATGCGATTGTTGACGGTGCGACCGATACAAAGCACCAGATCCTGTTCCGCGGTTACAACCTGGTAACGGGTTGCGGCGCAGGAATCATTGACCCGATCACCTATGCCTTCTCGGCGCAGGCGGCTTCGGCGATGCAGGAAGGTAAAGTGCCTTCGCACTAAACTGATTTGAGATTAGCCCCGCCTGGAAACGGGCGGGGCATAAGGAGCAAAAACTATGACAGCAACTTTGATTACTGAAGGCGCGCAATCAGGCTGGTTGAAGATTTACATCGCAGGCGTTACCACCGCAGGCGGGGCGTGCACTCTCGGTTCCATTGCCAACCCCGAGGGCGTGGCCTTGCATATCTGCGACGCCTACCTGAAGACCGTGATCGACGCGGACGCGGCGGCCACGCTGGATATCGGCATCGGCGCAACCGGCGCAGATTCGTCCGACTTGTGCTCGGCGTATGACATCAACGGCGCGGCGCATGAAGCGATGATCTACATCATCGGCAAGAACCGCGCATCCGAAGCCGCAGCGACCACGCCTTACGGCCTGCTGTGGGCGGCTGACACGTACCTGAATTTCTACAACCCCGCCGCTCAAATCTCATCCCCGTGGGAAGGCTACCTGTACCTGCGGTACATTCGCATCGGCGAAGACTTAACCGCCGCATAAGGAGCTGACAACATGACAGCTCATATCGTAAGCGACGGACCGCAGAGCAAATGGCTGAAGATCCACGTGAAGGGCAACGCAACCGCCGTGGCGAATAGTCTTGGCTCGATTGCGAACCCGGAAGGCACGGCCCTGCACATCCACGAAGGTTACATGAAGGTGATCACCCCGCCTGCGGGCGCGGCTGACCTGGATGTGGGCATTGGCGCAACCGGGGCGGATTCCACCGATCTCGCATCCGATTTGCAGATTGACGGATATGCGGCTGACCAGATGTATTACATCGTTGGTCAAGACGCAACCAGCCAGGACGCGGCCACCAGCCCGAAAGGGTTGCTTTGGGCGGCTGACACGTACATGAATTTCTACAACAACGCCGCCGCTGCCAGTACCGCCTTCGAGGCGTATTTCTATTTCCACTACATCCGCATCGGCGAAGACCTGACGCGGGTGTAACCCCACCCCCTGACCCCCTCCCCATCTGAGTACAGATGGAGAGGGGGAATCAAGGAGAACCATGGCCGCAAAGAATATCACCGCATTCAGTTTCACGAGTCCTACTGCTACTGGAGCAATTAGTGGAACGGACATTTCTGTAACTGTCCCGACCGGGACAGATGTGACCGCACTGATAGCGACGTTTACACACACGGGCGCATCGGTAGCTGTGGATGGCGTGGCGCAAACAAGCGCAGTCACTGCCAACGATTTCACAGACCCGGTGGTGTACACCGTCACGGCCAGCGATGCGACTACGAAGGAGTACACGGTCACGGTTTCAGTATCCTACGTGAGCGTGGCGATGATCGCACAACTGCGGCGCATGACGGCGGAACCGACCACGACCACTTATTCGGATTCGCTGTTGACCAGCATGATCGAAGCGTATCCACATCTGGACGAATGGGGCGAAGGTCCCACGGATGACGACGGCGTCTGGAACGATGACTGGACGCCTACCTATGACTTGAACGCAACTGCGGCGGATGTGTGGCAGGAAAAAGCCGGGGCGCTTTCGGCAAAATTTGACTTCAGTGCTGACGGCGGAAATTATTCGCAGAGCCAGCAATATGAGCAATACATGAAACAGTGCCGATATTACCGCTCGAGGCGGATGCCTTCGACGGTCAGGATGGTCCAAAGCCCTACCGAATATTCTGAAACGACCAGCGATGATTGTTGGATTGCAAACCTGCCGGAGTCTGATTGATGTTTACTTCCGCCGATCTCACGAATATGCGCGGTGCGCAGACCGATCACATGCTGGATGAATGCTATATCCAGGCGCTGACGCAAACGACAAACACCTTTGGGGAGGTGGTCAATGCGTGGTCGGACAGTGGATCGGCGCTGGCGTGCGGGCTGGATATGCGCCCGGGCAGTGAGGAGCGTGGTCCGCAAAAAACGATTGTGCAATACGACGCCACACTGCGCCTGGCGATTACGAACTTGACGGAAGAAACGCAGAGGATCCGCATCACAAAGCGTTTTGGCGAAAGTATCACCCCGCTGGTCTACGACATTGCGGCCCCGGTGCAGCGTGGACCCAGTGGAATAAGAATTTTGCTCAACAAGGTGTCCGTATGACCGCCAAAGTTAAGATCGTACATTCAAACGTGAAAGAGGTACTGGAAGCCATGGCTGGCGACAGGCTTGGCAAGGCGGTCATGGCGGGCGGATTCGTGCTTGAAACGGCTGTAAAGATTTCGATGTCTGCCGCTTCGCATACGGGTCTGATTTATGGAAAACATCAGGCGTCCGCTCCGGGTGAAACGCCAGCAGTGGATACGGGCATATTGGTCAATAGCATAAATACTGAGTTGGTGTCAAGCAGTGCAAGTGAGGCATGGTCACAAGTCGGTACGGGCGTGGAATATGCGGAGTGGCTGGAGTTCGGCACAAGTCGAATTGAGAAGCGTCCATTCATGCGCCCGGCCTACGATAACAACGAAGCAAAGATAAAAGATACCATCCGCAAATTTGCCAAACAACAGATTGAGAGTGCAACGACATGACAGTATTGGATGAAAGTATTTATAGTTACTTGGCTAATTATTCGGGCTTGACAGCGCTTGTGTCCACCCGGATTTATGCGTTTCAGATCCCGCAGGGTGCCACCCTGCCTTGCGTCACATTCCAGCGGATAGACACGCCGAGAACTTTAACACATGATTCAAGTGGAATAGGAAATGAACTGGCTAACCCCCGCTTCCAATTCGATGTCTGGGCGACCACCTACGCCAGCGCAAAGGCGATCAACGAACAGATCCGTGCCGCATTGAACGGCAAGACCGGTTTGATCGGCTCGCAGGTTGAAACGGCGACGGTGGTCGGTACGATTGTCAACTCTGGCAATGCGACGGTAATTGTCACCTGTACGGGCGTGACCGGCTCTCCCATTACAACCAACGTGGCGGTTGTGTCAGGGGATACCGCCTCCGTGGTGGCTGGCAAGATACGGACGGCGCTTGGAGCGGTTGCGGCCATCACGAGCTTTCTGACCGTTGGCGGAACTGGAGCAACCGTGACGCTAACCAGATTGAACAGCGCAAGCGTAGCCAACTTGAATATCTCGATAGCGAATGGAACTTGCACGGGCTTGACGGCTGCCGGGACCAGCACAGATACAAGTTACACCACCACGACAATACAAGGCGCATTGGTGAACAGTGAAACGCCGACCTACGAACCGGATACAAAGTTATTTCGTTGCATGTCGGATTATGTAATCTGGCATTTAGATTAAACGTTTAGAAAACTCGCAAGAGTATGAGGTAAAAAAACTATGGCAAAACAATCAGCTTTTGGAACTGTACTAAACATGGGCGCGGGCGATGTGCAAATCGAAACCGCAACGGTGGTAGGTGAGATCACCATTC